TAAATATTATTACTACTATCTACAGCAATCCCACCGTCATCTGGATCAGTCTGACGTGCGGTTGCGCCATAGGATTTTGAAAACTGTAAGTCCCCATCTTCATTGAATTTTGTTATGCCAAAAGATGGACCGCCGAATGCTGAGTTGGTGACGCCAGCGATTACATTGCCAAGGCTGTCGCCAGTGACGCATTCGCCAACACCGTTTGTACCAGTTTTCATAACAATCCAGTGCGGCTTCTTGCCATAGTTTGGATCGCCAGATGCCTTTAAAAGCCGACTTAACACTATTCAGAACTCCCAGCCCAAACACCGTAAAGAGTTGATGATGCCTTAAAAAATACAATTGTATCCTTTGCCGATAAAGCAGGTGCAAAGTCGCCAGACACCGAAATCCATGTAATCGGGCTTGGGAAGATTACATTGTAGTCCTCGCCAGCCGTAAGGATCAGCGTCATGCTTTCGCCATCCGACAAGTTATCTGTGAATGTCACATTTGCTGTCAGTGTCTTTTCTTGGATTGTGCCATTGTTCGGATCAAGCGACGAGCCTGTTAAATCATATACAGTCTCAACAATAGCATTCGCAAACTTAACATCACCATTTGCATCTGCTGTGACCGTTTTGCTTGCCTCTGACGTACCTAGAGTTGTTATGTCGTTGTAGTTTAGCTCCGCAGCCGTTGCGGTAATGCCAAGAAAGCCTAGTGTTGTGTCATCAATGATAGAAGCAACTTTTGCACCTGTGCCAGCGCCATCGCAGTAAAGGATTGCGGTTTCGTCATTCAAAATTGTGATTGTACCGCCAGTGCCATCGCCCTGCTGGAATGTAACGTCATAGCCGCTCTCGTTATCAACCAAATAGAACTTTGACGCATCATTAGGGCTGATTGTGATTGTGCAATTTTCTGTTGCACCTGATAGGTACAGCACCCGATGCATCCCGTCAGTCAGAGCATCTCCAGCCGTTCCGTCTGTTGTACTTAGAGTGTGCGCTGCGCCAGAGCTTGACAAATCAATCGTGCCAACACCGTTTGTCGCACGGTCTATGATGTCAAAGTTGCGGTTGGTGATCTGACCCCATGTGTCCGTCTTTTCACCGTCTGCGATCTTCTCAATCGCGTTGTTGGTTGTCCAAGTGCTTGCCATGATAAATTCCTTTACTTGGCTGTACTATATCTGTTTTGTTGGCTTTCGTCTACTTTTAGGGTTTTACGGGCCAATCTTCATCAGCCAAGTTAGGCCATGCGTCTAAGTCTGATAAATCTCTTAATTCTTGACGATATGTTGCCCATGCAGTTTTCGCCTCATTCGATAGAGGGCTATCGTTAAACTGCGTCCAATCGCTGTCGGCTAATAGCTGGTTGCGTGTGGCGCGGTGCTGCTCTGCAAGTCGAATTGGAATTTTAGCTTCGTATGCTGCTTGCGCAGCGGCCCGTTCAGTAAGCTCGGCTTCTGTTAGCTCAACAACCTGACCATCTACATATTTGTAAGTAGGCATCCTATTTCTCCAATGTGTAGTATGTTATTGAGCCAGTAGCCGCAAACGTTCCTGAGCCTTCTGGCTTAAATCTTATTTGATCTACAGGTGCGCCAGTTCCTGCGTTTCTGTTTAAGAAGCCGCCACCATAAAACTGTTGCGCATCGCCACCGTTGTTTACGGCGCTCGTTTGAAACTGACAAGTTTGATAAATAGTATCGTAAGGATTGAATACATCAATATACCCATTTAAACTTTTTTCATATGTATCAATACCGCCATTGATACAAAATCTAATACCGTCATGGGCAGCGTCTGAGTTTACCGTGGCTGACGTTATTGTTGATCTTTGCCACAGCAAATGAAACTCGTAATCGCTTACACCAGTGAGAAAAGTTGACGTTGCTTGATCTCTAAATTGAATTATATATTCATAGCCTTCTGCCGTTCCGCTTATACGGTTCAGCACAAAACGGTGCGCTAGAATGTTTGAACCAGTTGCAAACGTAAAGTCCACAGAAGCTGTAGCGTTTACAGTGATTTCTGTGGTTGATTGCAATACATAAGCACCACCCCCTGCATCTGCAAAGCTAAGAACGCCGCTTCCGTTGGTGGTTAGAACCTGACCGCTTGTGCCATCTGCAATTGCCGCTGCAGGCGCAGTAGAAAATACAGCCACATTACCAGTAGCATCAGGCAAAGTAATCGTGCGATCAGCCGTTGGGTCAGTTACCGTTAATGTGGTTTCAAAGGCATCACTTGTTGAACCTTCAAGTATTATGTCTCCAGCCACTCCTAAATTTGTAACAGAAAGGGTTTTTTCACCGCTGTAGTCAGTGCCACTCATGACCGCAATAGTTTCACCGTCTACTTTGAAATTTAAGATTGTATTATTTTCAGTGTTGCTTGGGTCTACCTCAAAATCCCATAAGTCAAAGCCATACGCCCCGAATTGAAATGTCTTTAACTCTACTCTACTTTCGCCGCTGTTAGTGCTATTTAGCTTCAAAGTAGCCGTGTGGCTTTCGTTCTCCAAAACGCCAGCAGCATCAATGATTGCTGCCGTTCCAGTGGCATCAGGTAAAGTGAATGTGCGATCTGCTGTTGGGTCAGTTACTGTTAGCGTAGTTTCAAAAGCGTCAGCCGTAGAACCCTCAAATATGATTTCAGTATCAAATGTATTACCGCCGCCTGCATCTGCCCACTCTGCCGCTGTTGCGCCTGAGTTTACAGTTAGAACCTGACCCGCTGTGCCTAAAGACGCAGGAATATTTACTGCAATATCGCGCCCATCTACAGTGCCGCCGACTGTAATATTGCCCGTGACATCAATAGCAGTCAGCGCAGTTGTGCCTTTCAGCAGACTTTCAAGCGTATCAAAGTTGCCATTTAAGTAGCCGCCCCAAAGGTCTTCATCATCGCCCACAGTCGGTTTGGCAAAGTTATATGTTGTTGTGTAAGTAACCATTATGCGGCCTCATTCCATGTCACAGAGTTTTCCGTTTGCGGCGTCCATGTGTTTTCTACATCTATCGCAGCCGTCCATACGTCAGTCGGATCAGCCTCTTCTAGCCACTTCAAGTCACCAGAAGCTGTAAAGGCGGTAGAACCTGCGATGACCGACGCTGCGTTTTGAACGTCACTGCCAGATGCAGTAGATGCCAGTGTTGCTGATATAGAAGCAGATGCAACTGCAATTGTTGCGCCTACCGCGCTAACGGCAAGCTCTGGCTCTATGCTAATCGCAATGTTTCTCTCACGCTCCACCGAGCTTGCAATGCTAAGCGCTGGCGTGACTGAAATACCAGACGTGGCGATGCGAATAGCGCCTGCTGTGGCTGTCATAGTAGGTGTGGCAGTGGCAGACCCAGAGGCGTTTATCGCGCCAATCGGCGTCATCTCTGCAAGCACTGAAATCGGAACAGTGCGCTCAACAACGCGCTCATAGTTTACGCTGGTGGTTGCAGCAGCAGACACCGCTGCGCTGTCTTGCCTAATGACCTCTACAGATACAGATGTAGTTGAAGATGCCGCAAGTGTCGCAGTGGCATCAATAAACGACCCATCTAAGCCGTAATACCATGATCCATATAAACCACTGCCATAGGCCATTCGTCAGACCCTAGTTAAGTGTTATGTCAAGATCACCGCTTGGGACGCGAAACACATCGCCTGTCTCAATCGTCTTGCTTGACGTAAGAGCAGCCCACGCAAGAAGGTTGCCAGCAGATGATGCATCAAACACGCCCACATGCGAAACTGTGCCATAATTGGCTGTCGCAACTGGAAACTCAATTGCAGCAGAATTTGATGCTGTGTCGCCGCTAATCGTAAACGTAACTGACTGACGCGCATATGCACCGCCCGATACCTCTGTGCCGCCACCGCTGTCAGACGGTGCAGCCGTAAACAATGCCAAATACCAAGCAGTCGGGCGTGTGCCGCCTGACGCAGAAAATGCCCACTCTAGCACCTCTGTTTCTAAATAATCTGAAAAGCTCATGTTGATCTCCGATTTAACTGTGTCGTTTATACACTATTTCAATGTGTTTAGTAAGATGTCACCTTCATACGCAAAGCTGACGTTGAGTTTTTGGTGCGATCACTTGAGTTATTCAAACTTTGCACAGCCGTGCCATACAAACCAGACCAAACTTGAATGCGCTCATCGTCGCCAAGGTAGGGCGCAGCCTGCAGCAAAGAACCATACAAATACGCATCAGGCGCATCGCCTAAAAGCCAGTTTGATGTTTGGCTGTCAGAGAGCGCTGGGATTTTCTGGTAGTACACAAGCTCAGTTGTGTATGTCGCATCAGGCGTAGGGAATACCTCAAGGCTTGAGCCGATATACGCAAAATACTTAGGGCGACCCGCTGTATTGATGTTTTGCTCCCTGCGAGCAATCAAGTCATCTAGGCTTGTCATCTCTAGGCGATAGGTGTCGCCTGATGTAATGCTAAAGCGAATTGTCTCCAACCAATCAGCAGGCACAGCGCTGTACTGGCTGTCTATGTCGCCAGTTGAGCGCTCGACCATCTTGTAATGCCGCACAGAGCGTTCCATCTGATGCTCTGCAAGACTGATAAAATCAGGAATAACACTCGTAAGATCATCGCGGTTTAGCCAGTTGGCTATCGCTGTCTTTAGTTCTGCATAGGTTGTAATAGCCATTACCACTTAACCTTATCTGCCCAATATGCGGCGCTCATCTTGCCCTTGGCAATGTTTTTGGCGTGCCTTGCCTTAAACGACTTAGCGCGTTTTGTCATAGTCTTATCACCAGTTTTGCCCTGCTGACCAAAACGGATCGTCTTAACCTGATCCCCATCCTTAGCCACAACCACATGTGACTTAGTCTTGTGGCTTGGAGTGCGCTTGGGTTTATTATAACCCGATACTCCAGCGCGGGCGAGGCGGGGGTCTTTAGCCACGTGGATAACGTCCTGTCATTAAGTATTCCAAGTAGTCTGCATAATCCTGTGAGAATACAGGCGAAACCTTATCGCTGGCAGCAATGCTACGCGCCAGCGAAGGAACAGTTGGATTGTAGTTAGTCATTGCAGGTACGGCCTGATTACCGTTCAAAAGTCCAGCAGGGCTATCTTGAGTAGGCGCTGGTGTGCTATACCCTTCAATCGCAGGCATAGACATATTAGGATAATCAGATGCAGCGCCCGCAGAGCTAGGAGTTGTGTAACCCTCAATTGCAGGCATGCTCATGTCTGGATAGCCCGCCATCGGATTGCGGAAGCCTGACGCGCCTTGTTGATCGCGTGTATCAAACTGATCTGCAAGCAAACCACGCTGACGGTTCATTTCAGTCATTGCAGCAGAGCTACGTTGATCTGGCGTAATAGCTTGCTTCAGGACCTCAGTCACAGCCTTAGTCGCATTTGTATCAGCCGCAATGCGCTCAACATTATCCTGCGCTTCAAGTGGCTTAGCAAAGAGATTGCCCAGCATAGACAGTAAACCACCGCCCTCAAACTTATCACCAGATGCGCCAGCGCCGCCGCCGTCAAGCATATCCATCAAGCCAGTAAAGCGCTTGCCTGTACCTTCACGCCCGCCACCTATTGCGTTTAACGCACCTAAACCAGCGAGTAATCCTAATGCTGCTCCTGCTTTCATTTCTTTTTACCTTTTTTCTTTGCGCTGAGCTTCTTCAGGTCTGCGCCAGTAATTTTCTTGCGTGGTGGAGCCACTGCGGCTAACTTTTTTTGCTTTGGGCTATATTTAGAATACGGCATTAGGACTTCACCTGCTTTTCCCATTCATAACACTTAACTTGGGTAATTGTATACGTTGGATATTTTACCTGCAAAGATGGAACCCCATTCTGCATGAAATCCGCTATGCATTCATTCTCATCGACATACGCAGGCCCACCGACTGCAAAGCAGTAATTTTGAGCGCATAAAAGAACAAATGCAGTAAACATTACATCACTTCTTACCCTTTACCTTTTTCTTAGCTGTTTTAGCCGCTGCTTTAAACGCTTTAGCTGTTGGCGCACCTTTTGCGCCAGCTTTGCGCATTTTTTCGCCAGAGCCTGCAGCAATTCTTTTACGCTTTGCATGAATGTTTGCATAAAGCCCCTTTGCCATTACTTCTTGCCCATCTTGGCGCGACACTTACCCATACGCTTACACGCTGCAGGTGTTGGACAACCAGCGCAAGGTTTGAACCCCTTCTTACCGCCAGCTTTCTTCATTCCACCTGATTTTGATCCATACGCCATAAAAGCCTCCTATGTTGCTGCAAACGTATCACATTATGCAATTCCGCGCAAATTCCGTTTTATTTCGCCTCGCCAAGAGCTAAACGAGCCAGACAAAGCAGTCGCAGCGTCACTTGCCATCGTCAAACACAGCGCATCCGCAAGGTCAGGCGAGGCTAAACCACGCTTACGCATCTCATCCTTGCTCTCAGCCTTCATTTTACCACTAGAAGTAAAGCTATACCTAATACTGGTCAACTCTGCGATGAGTTGGTCATTCTTTGGCAGCTTGCACGAGCGATCCTCCAACCAACCCTTAGTCTTAAACCAAAGCTCACTCCGCAGGTTAAGATAAGTATCGCCCATGCTTGGCGCTTCAGCTACGTTCACGCCGCGCACAGGCAAGCCAATCTCACGCAAGCGGTCCACCACACCTGAGCCTACGCCAATGCTATCGACAAGTATCTGCGTGGGCTGTCTGCTGGGCGGTAACGCCTCATACTCAGCAACAACCCTACCCACAGTCTGCATCAAGTCCAGCCCCGACCAAGCTCTAAGCTCAGTCACAATCGGACCCTGACGCTTACACAGCGCAGTTTTATCCGCTCCAAAGCGTGCCACATCCAAACCCCAAACCGACTTAGTATCCTCATCAATCTGCACATCGCGGTGCGTGGCATTCTCCACAAGATGAAACGGGATAATCGTGTCATCATCCGCAAGAGGAA